AATCAGTAGCGGGAGCCATGCCTATACCAACGCGGTCATTACCACCATCAACAAACAGCATATTAGCGTTGCCGTTTGATTCAACACGGAAGTCTATGTCTTGACCTGATTCATTGACGACTGTTTCAGTTCCACTTGTTCTAAGTCGACTTCTAGATGTACCAGACACTATGCTTTGGATGTCTAAAATACCATCCTCAGAACCATCGCTGACATCTTGTAATGTGGAGCGAATTAAAGCATATGTTGTGTTTTCTCCTGCATCGTTGTCTGCTTTAAACTCTATGTTACCCGCAATATCGCTATCTGCGGGAGATGCGCTATCCCTACGTAGTTGCAGTTTTGGCCCTACACTTGCGTCATCGTCTGTAGATACAAGCACAAGGTTTGTTGAATTGTCAGATGTAATAACTGCAAGTTTTGACGTGTAGTTTACAGACCCACCTATGTTTACGGAGTCATTACCACCATCAACAAATAGCATATGGTCGTTGCCGTCAGACTCAACGCGGAAGTCAGCGTCTACGCCTGTTTCGTTTATAATTACATGGTTATTTTGAGCTATAGTAATTCTTTCTGCGAGAGTACCATTATGCAAAGTTTTGAAACGCAACGAGCCATCTTCAGCACCATTATCAACTTGGTCTGCTTGAGAACTTATTGTTGCAAATGTGGTAGTTGAATTAACTGAATCTTTGGCTTGAAATTGTATTTCACCTATTACATCTCCATTTGCAGGAGAAGAACTGTTTCTATATAAACCAAGCCTAGGACCAACACTAGCATCTGTGTCTGTAGAAACGAGTGTTAGCTGTGCACTGTTATCGGCTGTCGTAAATGTTGCAGATGTTGCCGCTATAGTAGAATTAAACGTAGCCGCACCTGCCGCTGACATATCAAGGGACAGGGCTGTGATGGTTGAGCCGCCATCGTTGCCTTTGAAAAACATATCAGAATCTGACGTTGTATCTTGAAAAATAGAACCGCCACTGTAGAAAATTCTTAAATCTTGAGAGTCTCCTAAACGAATCGGGTTTCCATCTCCCATTAATATATCTTTATTAAAAGTTGCACTTCCTCCATTAGACATATCAAGGGTAAGGGCTGTGATAAATGAGCCACCATCATTCCCTCTAAAAATGATGTCTTTGTTGTTTACCATACTAGTAAGCTGAACATCACTGCTCGAATGATTTATAAGAAAAATTGACGTTCCATCATCTTTAAATATGAAATCGCCACCACCTGCATCTAGTTCAATATCTCCTGCAACGTCTAGTGTTAGGTCTCCAGAACCTACATCAATCTCATTGCCATCTATTGTGATGTTATCTACTACTACACCTGCGTTGGCTGTTACTGCTCCTGCAAAGGTAGCGTTTTGATTTGTTTCAAGGCGCATAGCCTCTGTTTTAGCATTTGAAGCGGCATTTACGAAAAACCGTACATCTCTCGCAATAGATGGGGTTCCATCAAAACCCCCAACATTTAAGCTGACTATAGAACTCGCCGTACTAGAAGTTATTTCGGCACGAGAAGCTCCATCACCATCAATGGTTGTAACGCCTTTAATATGAAAATCAGTAGCGGGAGCCATGCCTATACCAACGCGGTCATTACCACCATCAACAAACAGCATATTAGCGTTGCCGTTTGATTCAACGCGTAGGTCAATGTTGTTTGAACCTTCGTTAAATACGGCTTCACTACTATAAAAAGTTAAAGCGGCAACATTATTAACGCCAATAGACAACTCTTCGTTTGCCGCATCACCCTGAATGCTAACAGAGCCATCGCCCCAATATACTTGTTTATCATTAACTAAATTTATATGTGACCCAACCGTTAAAGTACTCGCCATATCCACAGCACCATCAATGTCTACTACATCAAGGTTAGTAGTGCCGTCTACGTCTATGTCGCCTGAGATGTCTAAAGATGTTGCCGCTACCTCGCCCGTGACCGAAATGCCTGTAGCTGTGGTTTCAAGTTTTTTTCCAGAATTATAATATAAATTTACAGCACCACCTGCATTAGCAATAATCATATTATTACCACTTGCATCTTCTAACTGTATATTTGTAGCTTGTACAAAAAGGTCACCAGTTCCAGTTTCAGCAATTATACTGTTACCGCCTGAATGATGATAAATCTGTAAATCCGACCCACTTCCAAATATTGCTTTAGAATTATCAGCAAACGTAATGTCATCGCCAGTACCTACTGCAATGTCTGTACCACCAGTGGCATTGCTCAGTGCAAGTATTTCAGCGAGGGTATCAACCGTGTCCTGTTGTGCATCTACATAGGCTTTAATAGATTGTTGAGTCGCTAAAGCCGTTGCGCTGTTACCCGACATATCATCTTGGTCGAGAATGTCTGTGACTGTTACAGACCCAGTACCTGACAAGCCATCAAACTCTACGTTGCCGTTGACCGTTACTGCGGCAAAGGTTGGAGAGTCAGTTGTTGCAACGCCTTGGTTTAATGCTTTGACTGACGCAATACTAGTCAGCTCTGAGTCCATCAAGGCACCAGCGGCAGTAACATTGGTTGTGTCTGTTACGTCTGCTGAGGCTTCTATAGCATTTAGCTTTGTGTGGTCTGCATCTGTAAAGACATTAGAGTCAGAAGCAGATTCAACTAATGTTCTAATTTCTGATGCTGTTTGATCTGCGGTTGCAGAGGCTTCAATACCATCAAGCTTTGTACCATCAGTAGCTACATCACGACCATCTACTGTACCGCCTACTGTAATATTTCCTGTAGCGCCTACGGTTGTAAATGATCCTGCCGCCGCACTAGAGCCTCCAATAACAGTACCGTCTATTGTACCGCCATCAATGTCTGGAGTATTTACATCAGGAGAAGTAAGAGTTTTATTGGTTAATGTCTGTGAGCCTGTAAGCGTAGTTACAGTAGAATCTATTGCAAGTGTTACGCCATTGCCGCTTGCAGTAGAATCAATACCAGTGCCGCCCAATACACTTAAAGCTTCAGAATCTAAATCAATTGAAATGCTTGAAGAGCCATCAGTCAGGTCTAGGTCTTGTGCAGTAACCTGTGCGTCTACATAAGCTTTGATGCTTTGTTGAGTTGCAAGGGCTGTAGCACTATTGCCTGACATATCATCTTGATCTAAAATGTCTGTAACTGTAACTGAACCTGTTCCTGATAGACCGTCAAATTCTATAGTTCCATCGACATCTATATTGCCGCCAATTGTAAGGTTGCCTGTAGCTGTGAGGCTATCAATGTATGCGTCTTTAAAGCGCAGAACATTTGTACCCAAATCTACATCGCTATCTGTAACTGGATATACTACACCGTCTTCAATGCGTACTTGTTCTACGGCACTGCCACCTACTTCTACATAAACACTCCAACGATTGTTAGAGCTATCAACAACTATTTTATTATTAAAATCTTGGTCGCCAATTGTATGAATATTACCGCCTTCGCCTGCTCCACCATCGTGTTGGTGTCCTGTAGTGCCTGTACTTGCATAAGCAAAAGCAGAAACTAGTTGGTTATATTCTGTATTAAAGAGTGACGCTGTTATAGTATCGCCATCTGTAAGTGTGCTTTGTCTAGTGTAGCTTGTTCCTGCCATTTGGGTTATCTCCTACCTGATGGGATGTAATTTATATATAGACCGTTAATTGCATAGGGTGCTTTTTGATCAGAGCTACTAATTCTAAAGTTGCATACTGATCCACTACCTTGTACTGCTTGTCGCAACATTGGATCATTACTAGCTCCAAATATTGCTGTTCCAAATATTGCTGTGCCAAAAAGGGCAGGCAATGGAACAGAATCTAAAATATAATCTGCGGGTTGTGGTATGTCTGTATCTTCATAGTCATACCGCACTCTTAGTGTTGGTTGTACTTCTCCTTCTGGAGTAATAGAAATCTTTGCATAATGTAAAGTCTTTCTAGTTCCTATGTCACCAAAGTCATAATTAGGCGTTTGATAAATTGCATTAATATCAAATACAGTTCCAGAAGCTGTAAAGGTATCGCCTGTGTCGTGGTTATATACGTATCCTGCGCCATCTCCGTGATATTCTTTTTCTATGCCATTTGAATCAAAACCTGTAGTAAACCCTACTGCTTGTATTCCTAGTGTTTCTGACCACTCAAAGCCATTAGGTGTTAGTGTACCTATAATTCCTTTTGATACAGAGCTTGTAGCACCGTCAACACTATAAAACAAACGATACTGGGACTTGCTTCTTAGTACTGCGCTTGTAATTGTAAAGCTATTTACAGCTAAAGCTATGCTTGAAATAATAGATTGTATTTGACGACTTACTGAACCTAACTCAACGTCACCAATACGTGATGTACCTGCAACAGATCGAATGCCATCAGGACTAAGAAATACTAAGTCACCACCAATTTCTTGAATACTATGAGAACTTAAACAACCTACGTTTTGAGTAACAGGAACAACAGCAATATTATTAGAGTCATTTATATTTATAAGTTTATGTATGCTGTTTCTGCAAAATATAATTAAATCATCACGAAAGCTTTTTATGCCTACTACTTGATCGGGCAGTACAATGCTTCCTGAACCAGTACCCGAAAAACTACTAGGGTCTAAGTTTGTACTATAAAATACTGTATTTTTAGCTGTAGGCGCTCCTGCTACAATTAAATGTTTGTCGTGTATTGCACAAACTTTTGGAGCAATAGAGCCGCTTACTGTTACTTCTTCTGCAAAAAATGTTCTAGTTGTTAAGTTTCCTGTTCCTGTCATACTAAACAAGAAAGGCTTGTTTGCTCCGTCTGTAATTACTAGTTGTCCGTAGTCGGTGTTACCTTCAAAGAGTGCAAAAGTTACTTGACCCTGTGAAGTTCTTGCATCTATACTACGGCCTGTAAAGGCTGTGTAATTATCTCCTGAACCTGCAACACTTGCTCTGTTTAGTTGAAGCCAAGTGCTTTCTCCGTCTTGGCTAAAAAAGATTCCATCACCTGAACAAACAACAAGCCCATCAGCATATACTGTCATGCCTAGTATTTTGTTAGCGCTATTTGGTCTAGTATCACCAAAGGCTGTATATCCGTTTATTCGCCTATAACCGCCATCAGGATCAACCTCAAAGTTTGTAAGCTTTGTAGCTAATCCCGGCTGAGCGAGCATTTCAAGCTGATTCAGGTTAGTATTTAACCCACCTTTGCATGAAATACCAAAGGGTTGAGAAGCGGCCATTAAATAAGTCTCATCCTGTCATCTTTAAAGTAAGAAGGCGTAGGCTCAATAAGATTAGAGCGCATACTACGCATTCCTTTTTTATAGTCATCAAGCGCAAATGCGGCGGCTTGAGGATTTTCTTTAAACTGCCAAATGTAATATCTTGCTCTAGCTAATAATACAGATGTATACATTTCTGGAAAAACTACTGTGTCTGTAGAGTTTGTTAGTTTTGTTGGCAAGTTCCATGCAAAAAACCAGACGCGATAAACTTTGTCTGGTATAGGGCTGAGTCCAAACTTTCGTGAGTCTGGGCTTCTAATAACATTGCTAGGCTCACCATAGTTTTGTGAGTCAGCATCGTCTAAATTTTCTGAAACTCTTCGCGTATCTTTCCACTCTTCGGTTGTTAAAAATCGCAAGTTTCTTGAGGTGTAAGGAGTTGTTTCGCCTGAAACACCTACTGTTGTTAAATAAAAGTTGTCCCAATCTATCGAACTATAATCTGTTGTAATGTCTGAACTTGAAGGCTTTAGCTCATAA